CGCCAACGTTTTCAAATGTTCCAAAATTTGCTGAACTATCAATTGAAATTGGAGAAGTTGATGTAGAATCATATGCAACTGTTAATTTGGATGGAACAATATCTGATTGTGCATCCGAAATCGCTACATAATTTTGTTCAAAATACATTCCATGATTTTTATGATTAACAACTATATGAAGTCCATCAGAAACAATATCAATATTTGAAATTTGAACATTTCCTCCTGTAGAACTATTGAGAGTAGTTGTTAGTCCAGAATTATTAATATATTGTACCGTATTACCCACTCCAGAAATCTTAAAATCACCTTGAACATTGTCCAAAATTAACTGAGTAGTATTTGCGATGGAGACAACAGAGAGTCTGGCGTTAGAACCCAAAGAATTAGCACCAATTGTACCTATACCTAAAACGTCACCGACGACATATCCAGAACCAGATTCTGAAACTGTTGCTGCAATAGCAACTCCATTTGTAATAGTAATATTTGCTTTTGCATTTTTTCCACTTCCAGTTATATTTGTAAGTGGTACTCCATTAAATTGGAATGTTCCTGAAGATGGAGTATATCCAATGCCAGAATTAATAATATTTAAAGTGCCAGTTGCAATTCCAGCATTTCCAACATAGTTTCCGCTAGCATTAGTCCCTTGTTGTAAAATTGTGTTTCCTAATGTTAATCCAACATCTTGCAAGGTAGATCCAAGTCCAACTCTAATTTTTCTAGAATTTAAATTCAGAGAGTTGGGCATTAGAGTTGCTACTTCATTATTTCCTTCTGAGAGTTCTGGGCTATAAAATTCAATAGAACCACTAGGTACAAACTCTGCTCTATATAAGGTAAATTTAAGATCCTCCCACTGACTTGGTTCCCAAGTTGAAGCATTTTGGGATTTAAATAGTGAACCTAAGTATGGTTGATTGGAAATAAATGTTTGTGTAATTAAATCGCTTTCGCCAACTCTTGAAATATAAACACTATACTTGGTAGACAATGAAGCAAGGCATATACAATATTCAGTTCCACCCTCAAGATAAACGGGAGATTTAAATGTAAATGTAGTTGGGACTGAACCATCAGAAGAGACATTTACTTCAGATGGATTTAAAATAACTTCTGAGAATGGGATTACCCTCTGAGTTGGGAATCCTCCTTGCATTGTTCTTAACTGGAAAGTGACAGGAATATCAATATCATCTTTAGCACTAAAGAAGACTTCACATTTTGTTAGAAACACTCCTGTTTCATCTTCTACTAAGAAAGATTGTGCGAGAGGATCGTACCAAACAATATCAACATTTGTTCTAGATGATGAGGAGATTGCCTGAGTAGAAATAACCTGAGTTCCGGTAGTTCTAGAAGTGGCTCTCTCTTCAAATTCTCTCTTGTTCTCTATTCTTGCATTTCTTACTGAAATTATATTTTCTTGTACAGTTTCAAGAGTTCCGCTGGAAACGAATCCCTCTTCAGCAATAGTCGATGCATTATTTTGATCATTAATCGCACTATTTGTTAAAGTGAATACCTTATTTCCAGTTTCAAAACTTGGGTTACTTGGTGAGTTTGGATTTGGAATGTAAAAACTTCCAATGAGCGTAGCAGTAATATCAGAAATTAATTTGACATTTGAGATAGTTGCTTGAGCACCGCTCGTTTGTCCAACCAAAATCATGTCTGGTTCTACGTATCCAGAGAATCCTCCTTCAGGTTGATTAGATAAAGAGAATGTATCGACATTCAACACTGTTGATGTTGATGAATAAGTTGTTGGTATTGTTTGTGATGTGTATGGATTTGTTGTAAAAACATTCGATGGATTATTATATGCACCCTCTTTATGATTTGATTGCGCAACCCTAAATGTAATTCTCGAATCTATGTTTTTTGAATCTAAAGGTAAAACACCCGTAGGTCTAGATCTTCCTATGACGGTTTCTCCAACCTGGAATACTCCAGATAACATATTAATTTCAAGGAGTTTTGGAATACAATACTTAGTTACATTGACTCCATCGAAAAATGCATAAAGTTGTGTAGATGGTTTTACTTTTTTCGCAATAAATTGTACATTTCTAGATCTCATAAAAGAAATCAAGTTTCTACTTACAACTCTATCTCCAACAGAGGTATTATCAAATTGTTCTGTAACGATGGTTCTATTTCCAGTTCTAGTTTGAACTCCAGTATCCCTAACTTCTCTTAAAGTATCTTTAAAAACAGTTGTTGTTGATTCGTTTATCAACTCTCCTCCAGTTAAGTCTCCATTTCCACGAAGTCCTCTTTGTCCCCAACGTCCACCACTATTTGTGGTTTCAGTTCTTTCCCTTGTATTTTCAATTACTTCCTGTCCTGTCCAACTTGTTTCCCAGGCATTCCAAATTGTCGGAGAAAGTCCTGTTTGGGGATCTACGCTAAGAGTTCTTGATGCTAGAGCAAGAGTTTCTGCAAAATTACCTTCAGTATTGATAATTTTAGCTTCAAGTCTTACTGTATCCACCCAGGTGTCAGATGCTGGAGTAAGTTCTACGGAACCTTGCCAAAAACTTACTAAGAAAGGAGTCACACTTTCAGATCTTGTAGCAAAAGTTTGCTTCAACCATTCTATCTCAGAATAATTGAGTGTAACAATATCTCCCGTCTTTTTAATATTAGTTCCTTCTGGATCAGTAAATGCCAAATCTCTATTTGGATCTATATTTGTAACAGGACCTTGTATTAAATCAATAGAATCTGTATAATGTTGCGGTCTTAGTTCTTTATTTTTTATATCAATGCTGTTTTTGAATTCAACTCTATTTTCTTGAGCAAGAAGAGATGTGAAATTATCAACAAAGAATCCAGACTTAAATCTATTAAGTCCTGTTGAATCTGGAATGAATAAATTTGATGTATTAGTTTCTAATAGAGAAAGAGCAGTATAATATTCAAGAGTTTTAATTCTATTCTCAAGTTGTTTAATATCAACCATTCTATATCTCTTGTGCTCCAAGAAAGTTAGTGAAGCTTGAGATGTGCTGTAAAGGTACGGTGGAAGAGAAATAGATGCTATCTCTAAAGCATCATCAATTGAAACTGGTTTTTCTGGTTTTTCGGATGGAGTTCCATATTTAACTTGGAATTTTCCATCTTTTGTTAGATATACTCTATCGATTCTACCGAGATAGAATGAAAAATTAGTTACAATTGATTCGTTGGATGCTAAAATATTTGCGGCAGAATTGCCCGATGATGTAAATGTTCTTCCATAAAATTCTAAAGGAGATCTTAAGTTTTGAGAAACAGTATAATCAGAAACTCTAGGTCTTATATCAATAATATCAGTATTTCTGGTTGAGCTAACTGTTTGAATTTCTTTTATGTAATCAAAACCATTATATGATTCAACTGTTGTGATATCTCCATCATCTGATGATTGATAGTATCCATTTGAAAAATAAACTTTTATTTTTCTAGTAGGTTCTTTTGTATCTGTCTTTCTCTTAATTGAACCATAGTCGTAGAAAGACACATTTTGACCATTATCATAACTATAATTAAAGGATATATCAAAACTTGGAGTATTCAAAGTTGTAATAACCGCTTGAATGTTAGACTCTTCAAATACTACTATCTCTCCTTCTTTAAAATTAATATTATTTTTAAGAATAAAGGATATTTGCGAATCGGATAGTCTTTCCGCACAAATAGCAGAAGCACCGCTAGTCTGTCCAGTAAAAATTTCTCCGATAATTATATCGGATGTTTTTCCAGTAGGTCCTGTAATTGATGAAAATACAACTGTTGGTGCAGATGGATTAGAGAGATTTGGAGTTTCATAAATTGCATGAATTTTGATAATATCTGGAACATTTAGAGAAATATTCTCATCCTGAACTCTTGTTCCGTATGGATAATTTCCATAACTTAATCCATCATTTAAAGTTGTTGAGCCGATACCGGAAGAAACATATTTTGATTTATCAATTATTAAACTATTAACTCTATTTTTAATTTTTACCTTTGATTTTGGTTTAATTTTTTTAATTGTGGTGACGAGCGTGGCACCCGTGTCATTCTCTCCTAAATTATAAATTTGAAGTTGTGATGAACCATTAGTTAGTGCTATTTTATCTGAAGTTAATACTTCAGTTTTCCCATCAGATCTAATTAAAGAATATCTTTCAGGATCAAATGGTAAAAATGTTTCATTGGTTCCAGAAAGAACTGTTGTTGAAAGTTGATTGTCTGTAATATTAACAGTATAGGATTTTCTAATTGATAAAGATGCATCAGTTAAATCTAAACTAGATATGTTTGATTTTGGTAATATGGTATAATAAGAATTGTCTGTAGAATTTTCTAAATTTGTGGTAATAACTTTTAAGTCTGTAACCTGCAATGCTGCAGAAGGAAGTCCTCCATTACAAACGCCAAAAACAGTTGCAACTCCAGTAATAGTTACTTGAGTTGTCCCAACACTAACTACTGAGGCAAATACTGGATCTACTGTTGTTTGATTACTAAACTTTAAAAGATTTCCTGATTTTAGATTTCCGGGAAATAATGGATTTGTGCTGGTAATTGTACTGATTCCAACCACATTATAAGCACTTATCGTTGCTACGCCAATTGCAAACGATTCCGATTGAATAATATCTGCAGAAAAAGTTGATGCAGATCCTACAATGCCATATACAGATTTAACATCAGAAATTCCATAAGAAGTAACTGCTGTTGCTACTCTCGTATTTTCAATTCCGTTAAAAATGAATGGTTCATTTTTGGAAAACTCTCCGGTTTTTTCATATACCGTTAATGCAGTTCCTGCAGAAACCGAACTCTTAAGAAAAGCAGTAGCTCCACTATACTTTCCTTTGATAAAAGTTGGAACGGATAAAGTAATGGGTTCGTTTAATGCAATTTCTGTTGTAGTTTGAATATCATATAAAGAAATATTCCACTCATTTAGTTGTGGATTGTTTGAATTATAAGAACCAGAATCTAATCTAAAATCATATACTCTAGCGACTCCAATTTCTTTTCCTGGGGATGTCATTGAGTTGACACCAACTCTAGAACTTCTTAGACTTAAGATATATGTATTTCCGATTCCAATTGTTGGAGCACCATAAACTCTGTTCAGTTTTAATGTAGAACCGGTATTATAATTAATTGATTGATTTTCTAAAGTTTTTGTTGTTCTTGGTTTTGGAACGTCTAAAAATGTTGGGCTGATAGTTTCAATTTCATACCCTCTAACAAAAGCCTTGCCTGGAGAAACTTGATATAAAGCAAGATCTTCTGCTGGAATTGAACCTCCGTAAGTTTGTTGATTTGTGTTAAAAATACCTTTGTTTCCTAAATTGTCATTTAATGACTCCTTAACTGACAAATCAAAAGGAGTTACATAATAATCTCCGGACTCAGAGTAAGTTCTTCTTGCAAGTTCATCCTCCAAAACACTATAATCGGTGTTTTTCTTTTGCGATCTTAATACACCATTAGTTATAGTTGCAAGTTCAATAAAGCTATTGTCATCAAAATCATCTAAACTCTTTTTAAATAAGGATGTTGATATTTTTAATCTATCTGCTCCGGGAGCAGAATAATTATTAAATCCACTTGAATTGTCATTCAGAGTTGAATCAATATACGAATTTATAATTTCTTCGGTGATTAAAAGTCCTACTCTATAACTTGGTTTATTTCCATATTGATCCAGAAGTATAGTTTCATCTTCTACTCTTAGAAACTGTCCTTTAGCAAAATAAACACCATTTGATATAGAAAAAGCAGAACCAACTGAAGTTGAATTTGTTGCTATAGTCGAAGCAAATGCCTCTCCTGACGCAATGATTGTATTCGCTGAACTTATTGTTTTATTTGATGAAAGAAGTTCTCCGTCAGAAAAATTAATAGTTGAATTATCTTGAGAATTTGAACCTAAGTAGCTAATGTATAATGTCGTATTGCCTCTTTCGGATTCATCAGATAAAATAATTTTATTTACTACTGCCGTTACTCCAGAAGTTAGTCCTGTAATTTTTGCGCCAATAAGTTGATTAATATAATCCGCTAGAGGAATTCCTAGGTAATTATTTTCAACCTCCACCGCATAATATGAAGAACTATATGCAGTATTTCCTGGTATTACTTTAGCACCCTCTTTAAAAAAATGCTGCCCAAATTTTTCAATTTGATTTTGGAGAATTGACTGAAGAGTTGTCAATTCTCTAGCTTGAACAGGATATCCTGGTTTAAAAAGAACTTTATGATAATTTTTATCTTTGCCACCAATTATTGGTTCATTATAATCATCAAAATATGGAGCTACGTTGAGGTTAGTTTCTTGAGACATAATTCCTTAAAATTGCAAAATAACTTTGATATCTTCTTTTTGACTTGAAGATCTCGTAATTGAAGGTCTATTATCCACGTATATTATATTTCCAGAATATTTTTTAACTTCTGGTTGAGCAATGCCTTGAGTGAATGATTGACCTAAGTAATATGTTCTATTATTTATTAGTGTCGAAATACCAGTAAATGAAGTTTGTATTGATAAAGTTGCAGATCCCCCAAGAATGTTTATAGAACCTCCGTTTGGATTTGAAGTGAATCTATTTAATTGAAATCCATAAACGGGGGAAGTATTTTTAGTTCCATCTGTATTAAATCCTGAGGTTGTTCTATCCTGCCAATATTTCAAAACGCCTGTTGTTTGATCATATGAGATGACTCTACCAACAGCTGTAGATGTAACTCCTATTGCTTGTGTAATAAAAGAGTCTGGAATAAATGATGCCGAGCTATATCCAGTTCCAGTAAGTTTTAAAGCATAAACTGCACTTGCTTTGTCCAAGTCCAAATTTTGAGATGAATTATAAGTCTCAGGATTTTGAATAATCCCAATTCTGGATATTTGATTCCCTGTTATAAAATCTGGGTTTTCGGAATCATTTTCAATTCTAGAATATATTAATGCATTTCTAGCTCCAAGTTCTCTGTAAATATCGCTCCCATGTCCACCCTGAGGAGGAATAATAACATTAAAAACGGGATTTGTTGTTCCTGCGGGAACGTTGCCTGCAACAATATCTAACGTACCAAAAGTATACCCAGAACCCCCTGAAGAAATAGTTACTGATTCTATTTTAGAATTGTTATTAATTACTACAGTCGCTTCTGCTCCAATACCATCTCCCTTGATAGGAACTCTTGTATATGTTCTATTTGCCGTTCCTAACCCAACTCCTCTATTCGTTATGGTAACAATTTTTAATTGTCCACTAGTCGCAGCGTTATCTCTTACTGTGGAATTATCAGTACTAGTTTCCCAATCCCTAGGAACTGGCATAAAATTGGTAGAATCAAATTTTATGATATCACTTGGTTTGATTGTATAAAGATATTTCCATACATATCCATCGCCACTTGTTCCAGGTTCTCTTGGTTCCAAATCTGTAAAAGTGGGTTCATCTAAAGATGCTCTTCCGGATGGATTTTCGGGATTAGTTCCATTCTGAAGACAAATATAAACTCTATAGTCGGAATTTACAACATAGTAATTTGCATCATATAAACTGATAGCATTTGAAGGTTTTGAGGGATTATTTGCATTTATATCATGTCTGTACATATCATAAGTTACGCCAGATTGCCAAGTCACTTTTCTAATAACTTGTTTTACATCTGATGATGAAATTTTCTTTAGAGCAATCATTGTATCCCAATAATTGTTCTCTTCATCAAAATTATCTCTAGGATCAGGTGGTAAAGTATCCCATGTAGAACTTACTTGAGTTGCATTAGGAAGTCCTACAAAAGTATAATAGGAGTTGCTAGTAGATGCTACACTAGTAACAAATTCCTTTGCATTTAGTATACGAAGTTGATCAGTTATGATTGCTGACATTTTACAGAACTTTTTATCTATTTATTTAAGAATAATTGACATATTTTAAAGGAGCAATTCTATTTACAATAGAAGATGTAACGATTCCAGTTGCTCCATTTTTTGTATAGGCATTAAAAGTCTTTGGATATGTTCTAGTATTAAATAAGATTCTTCCCCAAGAAAATTCTCCAAAGAATGAACTATATCCCATTCCAGTTAATGAATTGTAATTTGAAATACTAGTTACAACTCTAGTTACATATGTTAAAGCAATTCCTGGGACAGATGTTTGAGCAATAGAAACGGATGCAACTTCATAAACATTATCTAAAAATTGAGTTCCTATTCCCAAAACTGATCCATTTTGATATAAAGAAGTTGCCCCATTACCAATGTTGCTATTGCGAACAACAAAGTAATATCCAGTTTGAATACCACTCACCGTAGTTGCTGTTGATACGATTGAGGTATCTCTTAAGAAAGAGTTTTGTGGGATATAAAAATCAAATGCAACTCCAGTAGAAGCTGCTCCAACAGAAACTGTTGATATGCCGACAATAGTGCCAAAATCGCCATCATATGATGATGTAGGGTTAATTTCGTAAACTACTTCGGGTATTTCAATAAGAACTTGTGGTGGATTTGTTGATGTATATCCAAAACCAGGAGATATAACAGTTATTGTAGAAACTGTACCGCCAATGGAAATTGATGCTGAAGCAGATGCTCTTGCGGTTGTTCCAAATCCAACTGGGTTGCCAATTGTTACTGTAGGTGAAGTAGAATATCCAATCCCGCCACTATTAATGAAAACAGATGTTATTGTTCCTGCTGCAGAAACTACTGCAGTAGCGGATGCTCCAACTATATTATCTTGGGATACAAGAATAATTTTCTGTTTATTATTTGTAGTTTGATTTTCTTTTTTGGAATCAAAGAAAGTTCTGACACTTTCAACATACGCAACTGTAGATCCAACTCCAACAGATTGAATTAGATTCGTCGTTGGATTTACTAGAGCTTCATTAAGAACTCTACTCTTACTCACAACTTGTCCGTTAATAATCTTATCTGTGGTTTGCTTGCACCACTCAACAACTCTATTATTTGATGGATTTGAATCAATTTCATTTCCACTATAAGGGTTTGTTTCAACCGTATCAGAAGAAATTATACTCGTAACTAATCTTTCATCTTGATTTTTAATTGTTAGACTGTCTCCAACCTTAACAGTTTCTAAAACATCACGGAAAACTACGTCAATATCTCCAGTTCCTTTGTAAAAAAGTATCTTACATTTATCACCAATGATAGAACCATCTGCAGAAGTTCCTTTTGGTGGCTCTGCAAAAGTAATTACACTGCCACCAGCAAAAGTATAAGATTCACCAGGAACTTGTAAAATATCATTTAAAAATACAAGTAGCGTCGCTTGAACATCAATATTAGAACCCTTTGCAGCTCTTATAGTGACTGGAGAAGAACTTAATGAAATAGTGAATGATCTTCTGATTCCATCAAATTGATTTTCAATTTTGTCAAGAACTTCTAATTGTCCTAAATGCCATCCAGAAAATTCATCAGATATTGTTTTATCTATTTGAATTTGAAATTCTTCAAATGTTTTTGTTGTATCAGTTGGAATACCAGTTGCTCCACCAAATGGAATAGTTAAAATTTGAGATTGTCCATAATTATATCCTGGATTTTTAATTTCAAAATCAATAACACTAGAACCATATCCAACTGTTACATCAACTGTGGCTTGAGTTCCAACTCCAGAAGGGGATGGGGATGTTACACTATAAATTAAAGGAATATTTGAATATGGTAAAGGAGAATCGAAAATTACGTATGGTGGATTTGATGATGTGTAACCAACTCCTGGATTTGTAATTGCTACACTAACAATATTTCCTCCAGAAATTGCGGCGGTTCCAATAAATTGGATATTTGAAGTTCCAGTGCTTGAAGTGTATACCCCAACATTTACTTGAGTTTGAATTCCAGATCTGTATCCAGATCCACTATTACCTATGCTAATTGAGGATATTGTTCCTGCTACAGAAACAATAGCAGTTCCACCAGCTGACACAAGTGGTTGATATCCAAAACCATTTGTTGATCCAACAGAAACGATTATTCCTCCTTTGGGAATATTAGCATTATTTGGATCATATGCAACAGAAGTTGCTGTTCCTGTAAAAGTAATACTACTAATTCCAGAACCCTCCGTTAAAGTATAATCTTGAGAAGTAGATAATTGTCCTGTGGGTGACTGGAATATACCATTTATTAAAATAACCGCATTATTTGTGGAAAATCCTACAATGCTTTGATTATTTGACTGTAAAGTAAATGTTTTTTGTGTAGCATTAAATTTTTGAGATATATCATCAAAAATATAATTTTTAGCATATGTTTCTTCAATACTATTTTCTGTGGCAGATCTTATAAAACTTCTCCCCTGGAACTTAGAAAAAGTGGTAATTCCTGTCCAGTCCCTTTCACTTGGGGGATTTGTTGAACTTCCTATTGGAGTCGGTCCTTGGGGTGCAGTGATGAAATTTATTGTGTTATCTACAATATTATAATCACCAGTAACTTTCGTTACCTTTGCATATTCTGAGTGAGTAGATAATCCAGTTCCCATCCATGGACGAGTTACTAAGATTGAATTAGTGCTCCCAAACCCAACAGTATTGATTTTCATAATTTCATCATCAATTTTAATTAAATCCCCCCCAAAAAATGAGGTAATTCCTGAAAACTTAATCACATCATCTACAAGTCCAATATGAGTTGTAAGTCCTGTTGTAACTGAAGTAGAAACGATTGGAGATTGAATGTAATTATCAATTGAAATCAAACATTTTGTATTTTGATTTTTTGCAACAAATGAATGAAAAGTTCCTACACCAATACTTGTTATATCCAATTCTACTGGGATTGTTTTTAAAGCATCCTCAGCAGATCTTGCTAGTTTAACTTTTTGATCGCTATCTTTAATAATGTAAACACTAGATGGTAAAATTGAAGTTGTGCCAATACCAGCAAAACTTGTAGAAGCTATTCCTATTGGACTTGTATCATAAGAATATGTTACTTCCTCCCCACTCACGAAGAAATGTCCGGGTATTAATATACTATTATCTAAAACACTTACTACTGATGAATTTCCTCCATCAAATATTTTTAAAAATATTGGTTGTTGTTGATAAGTTAAGTCAAATGCTCTTTTTACATCAATCTCATTTCCCTCATAAAAACCAAATCCACCAGTGATAGACGCATTATTTAAATCAATATATGAAGACTGAGTTTCTTGCACATCAACTAACTGAATGCTGGTTTGAAAAACACGAACTTGTATATTTGCGTTTGGAATTGGTGTATAATATAAGTTTGTATATCCGGATGAAACTGCAGCTCCAACAGTCCCTAACGAAGAATTGGTTGTAAGATTACCATATTGAGTGATATAAGCATTTGTGCTGTCATTGAGAACGATTACCTCAGACATCTCATATTGATTATTTGTAGTATCTTCTACACTTAACACATAATATGCACAATTATAATCACTTGGTACAATATTTTCATATTTAGCAATTATAGTTTCTGTTGGAGTGGGAGACGATGATATTGCCGTATAAGAGGAATCTAAAAATGCAATATTTTCCAAATCAAATCCAATATCTTTTCTTCCTGTTCCTATAGAAGAGGTACTGGCAATAGAAACAACTAATGAATTTGCGGTAATTGCTATTCCCGGATTTGGTGTAAAATCTAAAACAACATTTGAACCCAAAATATATGCATTATATGTTCCCAATCCAGATGTACCAAACATATCCAAAGTATCATTCGTTAGTTGTCCATATTGCATAGATTCAACATTAGTTCCATTATGAATTAAATTAATTTCTTCAAACTGAAGTTCTCCATTATTTCCAGATATTTCTAATAAAATTTTAGATGTTCTATAGGAAGATGCTATAGAAACAATGCTTGATGTTGTATTTGCCAATACTGAAGATTCAAAAGTTTGAATTTTTACAATATCACCAAGATTAGTCGAACCTATTCCTGTTGTAGAAGGTCCGATTATATCAAAACTAGCAAAACTGATATTATAATTATTGACGGAATATTTTGTCGGATAAAATAAAAGTTGTCCCTCTGTACCAAAAATACTAAAATCAAATCCACCTAAATCTAAAGCACTTTCAACCCTACCATATTGATTTAAAAATCCAAAAGATCCATCTTGCAATAGGGTTACGAGTAATACCTCCCTCTCTCCAACATATCTAGAATCTCTAATATATGCTACATATTTTTTCGATCTATGAGACAAATCAAAATTATCTACGACAGAAAACTTTGTAGGTCTGGGTTCACTATTGAATTGCCCACTTATATTATCAATTATTAAAACTCTATTTCCAAAAGACTCAAAATAATCAGTTAATACCTTTGAACTAAAATATATTTCATCAGAGATTATCTGGCGATTGTTATTTAAAGAATTTTCTGTAACTAAATCAAAATTTGTATAACAATTTACATCTATTTCGTCATATATATCAACTATAATATCAACGTCTCCTCCCCTATAATTTGAATTAACACCTCTGAAGTTATCATCTTTAGATTCTATTATCAAATCACTGAATTTTAAAAATCCTGCAGTGTGATTGAGAGAACTTACTGAGTCTTTCCAAGTCTCAAAAGGAACTTTTGATTTTAAAGAATATGAAAAATTTTGATAATAATTATTATCAGAGATTCTTTCGGTATTTGAATTCAAAAACCCTGCTTCTCTCTGCCACCCCTTTTTAACAATTGAAGTGGCTCCAGTTTCAATTTCAGCATTGAAATCTATTTTTGATTTTATTGCGCCCTGAGTTCTGGAAGTTTTCCCAACCAAAATATCACCAACACTAAAATCTTCTGTTGTCGAAACTTTTAAAAGTTCAATTTCTTTATTCCAACTTTCAACCTTTCCTAATTTATTATTGCCTAAGGCAACTGTTTCCCCAATTATAAAATCATTTTTTCTTAGTTTAATGTCAAATACTGGGAAATCTTTTTCTGCTATTATCCTACCAGACGATCTTAATGCATCAAAATTTCCTGGTAAGTCTCCACTCTTTAAAAATCCATTAAGACTATAAGTAACAACGCCAACGTTTCCGCCAAGAGCACTGGATCCAGCTGGAACTTTTGTTAATGTAAACAAAGAATACCCATAATCAACAGAATTGTATCCTACTCCAGTTGTTCCGACACCAACGCTAATGTTTTCTATTAAAACTTTATCACCAACGGAGAATGGGAAAGAATCACTAAATCCAGTATTTAAACCAACGCTTACCTCTTTTGTTGATTCGTTATATGAAATACTATTAATACCTATTCCATTTTGATTTCCTATTGGAATAATTTTTGGTGGAGTATTATAGATTCCAAAAGTATTCTTTAGTATTTTTACTTTTGTATCGCCTATAGTATAAGATAAATCTACATCATCAACCACTTTATCAGTATATCCATCAATTACAACTAATTTTGGAGATATTGTATAATTTTTTCCAGCAGAAGTAACTCCAATTTCATCAAATGATGAAAGTGGTTGCATTAATAAAATTTCTGGTAAATTGCAAACAGGTCTTAAAGTTTTATCTGTGGGAAAATCAAATCCAATGTCATCTATTTGATTAGAAATAATTTTTCCTATTGATTTACTTGAAGGTTCGAGTATAGAGCCACTTCCATTTACTGTTACTATGGAGGAAATGCCCACTACATTTTCATAACCCTTACCAGAATAGGTAATGGATATACTTGATATTCCTCCGTTTGCTGTTAAGGAGCTTGTAGAATATTCAAGATTTGCTTCGCTAGAATTATATCCATATCTTTCTGGAGTTTTTTCTAAATCATAAGAGAATGTGGTGTTTGACTCAATCTTATGGATAGAATTGTACCCATTATATAAACTATTTTTTACTTCAATTTGATTTGAATTTGTGACTTCCGTGTCAATATAAATTTCTTTTTTAACTTGAGATACGAATTGTGAATTAATAGGCGAAAACTTATAATACAATCTTTCTGGTAAATAGTCAGTTACATTTAAAATTAAAGCTGCATCAGATGTTATCCCAATTTGTCCTACCTTAGACACTTCGAAAGAAGTAGTTTTTTCTGTAGATTCAAAAGAATTATTAAATTCAGAATCAAGATAAAGACTAAAATCAAATGCAGAATATAAAGTATATCCGCTTAGACTAGAAAGTGAGGAATCTGATAAATCAAATCTAAGAGTATTATTTTTAAATGCTGTAATTGGTGGATTAATCTGAGATAAAGTTCCAGATGCCGCAGATGTTATGTCTATGATATCTGGGTTGAATTTTAAAGCTTGATATTTATTTAAACATAATTTAACCTTATCATTTGTAAAACGGAATATATAATAAATTTTTTCATTTAATAATCCTGCAGATGGATTTGCAGAGGTGTATATTACTTTATCACCACTTTTTAGTCCATGATTAGGAATTGTAATAGAGTTATTTAAAACATCTACATCACTAGCATCAAAAGATTTTGTATTAAATACTATTCTTCTGTTATAGTCATCATATTTTACTATTATGGTTGTGGTTACGCCACAATTCACTTTTATATTAACTATATCATTTAAAGTTAATCCATGAGTTGTAGCAGTAGAAACTGTGACTACATTTTTATCAAGCTCAGCATGTACTACATTTTCTTTTTGTGTTTTAAAACTATGGTAGATGCCAGTCCCAATTCCAGTAAAATATAAAAGTTTAGTATTTAATGTTGTGCTTGCAATACCGACAAAAGTTCCTGTAGATCCAATACCTACTTTGTAAGTGGATAAACCAATTAAATCATTTGAAATTTTTGCGACATAAACAGATGAAAATTGAGTTAATGCAAGTCCACTTGTTCCGCCAGTAGAAACTATGATGGAACTTCCTTGATAAGTATTATACGATAAAATATCACCTGTTTTTAAATCATGATTTGGAAGATAAACTGACTGAGTTGGTATGAAAATTTGTGTTAGTCCAGCTCCTGGATTTGAGAACGATATTGTAGTTCCTATCCCAACACCACTTAAAGTTCCAAGTCCTATTGATTCTTGAGGATTAAAATAAATTTCTCTATTAAGTTCAAAAATAACTTCGTTTTCTGGAAGAGAATTGAAAGTGAATTTTCTTGAATTTTCTTGTAAAATTGTTGATGCAGTATGAGCAGAAGAGACGGTATTTTCTTGAGATCTAAGAACTTTAATTCTAGAATTTAAAGAATCAATTTGTAGTATTTTGACTTTTTCGGAACCTATTGAAAAGATATCATTTTCTCTTATAGAAAGAGGATTATCACTTCTCAAATTTCCAGATACATTGAAGAAAGTTACGATTCCTGTAACTCCAACTGTTCCAACTCCAGTTGTAAGAATTAATTTTTCTGTAGTTACGCCAATATTAAAACTGGATTGTAAATGATTAATTGAAGTGTTAAAACCGGATAGTGAAACTAAATCGTTATTTGTAAAATTATGTGGAGACGTTGCAAAAGCGACATATGACTTATCTGAGTTAAAAGGAGAAATTTCTAAAAGAGATATATTAGTCGTAGCTACACTAATATTATTTACAACTTTTCCTAAAATTTCAGATACTTTTGCCTTTGCTTTTTTAGCATATGCATATTCTTCAAAAGTAATAGTATCGCCAACTTTATAACCAGAACCTCCAGTTACAATTCCAATTGAATCAATACTTCCTCTGGAAGATTCATTAATGTTTATAGTTTGTGGTTTTATTTTATTAGGTTGGAAAAGAAAATCATAATAAGTTCCATTATCATTTAATCCATATGGAGATGTATTTCTAAACCAAGAAGAGGAATTTAAATCATAAGAAATTTGATTTGAACTAGTCTCATAATTGAATAAATTTGGTTTAGATTTAAAAGAATTGCCAATAAGATATGGAAAAACTGGTATTTTATATTTGTTAAATGTTGAAGAAGTTTCTACTCTATCTGGATTTATAGTTGCAAAGTAAGCGTAAACTCCATTTGGAAATTCTGGAGTTTTGCAAAAACGCCCATTGTGTTCATCCAAATCTCCTGAATTAGTAAATTCATAGTCCTCAACAAAAAATCCTTGTATAAACGGAGGTCTATTTGGTTTGGTTACGGGAGTATAACCAGATTTCATCGCTCTAATAGAATCTCCAGTTTTTATTGGGAATCCATATGGACCATAAATTGGATTGCCATCATATGCCCAACCAATAATTGAGGAGTGATATTGTGAAGATGTTTCCTCTCCATTTGCTGTTTTTTGTAAATCAAATACTCCATATTTTGTTTGATTTCCTTCCCCTTTTCCATATATGGATTCTCTTAATTTTCTTGGAGCATATAAATGAGAATATTGAATTCCATAATCATCATTTAATGATGTTGTTATAATTCCATCATCTTCTGAAATTATATTCAAATACTTTTGGAATAAATTAATTGTCCATTTTTGTATATCCGCATTAAATTGAGCACCATCTCCACTGGGTATGATTGTTACTTTAGTTTTATCATCGTAATCAATTCCTGCGCTTGCAATTTTTACTGATTTAATTTTGCCATCATTTACAATTGGAATTAGTTTTGCATATTTTCCAGAACCAGTAACAATTAAATCTGGAGGCGAATTGTAATCTTGTCCCACATTGGTAACTAAAACCTCTACTATCCTTCCATTATTAATAATTGGTAATAGTTCTGCTGAAGAACCGTTTAATAAGGAAAAACTTGGTTGTCTGTTGTAATTTAAAATATCAGTAACGCCATATCCAACTCCAGTATTTGTTACTTGAACAGACTCGACGGAACCTCTAAATATCGGTTGAACTTTTGCAGAAAAATCTTGTCCAGTAAAAGTTGATACTCCTATTTCACCATCTATGGACACAGAAATTGGTTCATAGTTGAAATAATGACTACCAGAACCAACGGAACTCAAGTTAATATATTGTTTATTATTGAAATAAAAGAGTTTTGCAGTGGATCCTACACCGACACTTGATAATTTGAAATTATTTTCATCTACTTTTGTGACAACATATGAAGTTAGTGAACTTAATCCAGACACAGGAGCATCAGTATATGAATATTCTACTATTTCTCCAGAATTGTATTGATGGTTTGATATATTAATTTGGTTTGCTGCTGTATTAATTCCAGAAGAAATTGCGACTCTTCTCTTATTCTGATAATTTGAACCAGAATCGACTACAACAATATTTGAAACTATTTGTTTTTTATTGGCAGATTGTATTCTGTGAATACCAACACCATATCCGGTTAAAGATACTGTATTGATGCCAGAAATTATATCAGCTTCTGATTTATAAAGTTTAATGGCGTATGCGTCAACTGTATTAACAAAATAAACAGCATCAGTAATAATACCCGCAACAGCAGTCTGCCCATCTGTTTTGTAAACTACTTGTTCCGAATTTCTGAATTTATGATATGTAGAAAATCCAATAGTATTATTAGTTAAATTTACAAATGCAGAACTTGCTGTTGCATTAAAAGAAACTGAATGCTCTACAAATGTTGTGTTAACATCTGCTTTTGCGCCATAACCATTTCCGCCAGTAATAGTGACAATGGGTTTATTAATATAATCAAATCCAGAATCAATAACTTCAATTCTTTTTAATGTCCCTTTTATTGAGCAATTTCCAGTAGCTCCAGTTCCAACTTTATCTCTAATCGATAGTATTGGTGGATTAATGATATCATAATTACTTCCTGGTGAAGAAACTTGAATACTATTTAAAGATCCATAATAAATCGTATCTTCTGCTTTATAATTTAATATCTCTACTCCATTAATCAGTATACCTATTTTTCCCGGATTTGTCGTATAATCTCCACTTTCTGAACTTGGTTTTTTAATTTCTCTTAGTAAATTTTGAGGTTGTATTGTTTTGCCACGAAAATCGGCGTATTCTAAAGTGTTGGACGTAACAATTCCAGAAACTGATATAAATTTTTTATTATATAAATTTGCCTGACTACTTGCAAGTTTAAATTGATTTGGATTTTCTAATCTTTTTACATAATAAATTCCCTCTTGCACATTACTGAATTTGCTAACAGTGGTAACTGTACTTCCATCTACTATACTTGTTTGAGTATAAGGAGTATAGTAAACAGCATCGCCAGTATAATACCCATGATCTTTTACGTTTGAAACTGTAAAAGTCTCTCCACTATAATATCCAGTAAGAACTATTTTTCTATCATAAAAATTTAATGCTCTATCATAATAATTGGGAAGAGATGCTGATGCGACCAAAACATCTTGATTGAACTTTACGTAAGTGTTTTGAACATCTGCTATGTATTTTGAAAGATATGAATAATCGGATAATAATGAACTTACCTGTGGTTTTGCAATCTTTCTTTGTACTTTAAATCCAACCCCGCTTACATCTAGATATCCCTGCCCTCTTATTGAAAATGTAAAATCATCTGTAATATTACTAATAGAACAATCCTTTGAAATTAAAGAAGAATCAATAATTGATAAGTTGTCTCCTATTTTAAAATTATTTTTTACGAAAGTCGTTACTTTATATGTAAAATTATTAGATGTATCAATTACTGATAAAGATTTGACATCATACTTAGTAGATAAATTATAAATCCAAGAGTCTACCCTAGCACTCGATGTTGTAATACCTAAAGACTTTATAGATGCAGTATCATTTTTAGAAAAATAATATGTTGGTTCATCTACTTTCAAATCAGAAAGTACAGCTCCAATTCTAACATCAACTCTAGTCGTAGTTCCAATACCAACATAACCATATGCATAAGTATTTAATCTAATATCTTCTGCTGAATTAATGCTAGAAGTTATACTTGAGATTCCGAAGAATTGATTTAATGATTTTGAAGTATAAGAAACTATGCCAGATGCTCCTGAGGAATAATTTACAACTAGTTCTCCCAAATTTGGAAACCCAACAGTAGAATCTACATCAATGATGGAAGAACCAACAGATACCTCAGTTATGACTTTTGTTTTTGGATGTATTGAAAATTGTCCAAATATACTGCCATCAAATGAAATATCTTTTGAATAATCAAAATCAACACTTAGTTTATAATATTCTTTATCATCATAATATAATTTTTCTACATCACTAATTGAAGCATATGCTTTTTGGATATTATAATCTGGATACTCATCTTGAAAAAGAGTTTGATTTAATAGTTGAAGTGGATTTCCAGACAAAGAACTAACGACAATATCTTTTGTAACTCTATATTGTGCGTCAGATGGTCTAAAAAGATAATCTCTAGGTTTTATAACTTCTACTTTCTCACCGTACAATGCTCCAAAAAGAATTTTAAAAGATTCATCTGTTCCTTTAGTTTGATAAAAATCTTTCGCTCTTGAGATAAAAAGTCTTTCATCTACATTAGAATTAATTTTCCTATCTTCAAATCCAGGGGCAAATTGATATTTAATTTTTGTTAAAAATTGATTTAAAAGTAAAGAACTTAGATTAATAATTTTTGCACCTTCTCCGTGCTCAGAAATTTCTGATGTGGAAAATACTAAATTATCTGTTACGTCTAAATTTTTATATGAAGTTACTCCACTAAATCCTCGCAAACACCCAATAAAACTAGTGGTTGTTTTACTAGAATAGAGAATAATTTCATTATCAATTTGAATCAATCCATATTTGTCTGGAAATCCATCTGTACCAATAATATTTTCATCTAAATCAAAAGAAACATTAATAGTAGTGTCTGTATCAGAAATAGAAGACTCTAATCTAGTATAATTTGAGGTATTAGTTAAAGATTCTAATTTTAGATATTGATCAATATTCTGAATCAAATCAACAGGAGCTCCAGGATATTCCTGGGAGATATAATATTGTTTTAGAAATTCTACAATTAAAGGAAAATCCTCTCTTGCAAAACTTGGAAGTTGATGTTCAATTACATCTTGAATTTGTACTCTTTTGCGATCTGTTGATATCATGTTATCTTACTAAAAGTCCGTTTGTGTAACTTGAAGAAACTATGTAGTTTCCTCCTGATATGTCGTAACCTGATGAAATTTGATCTGGTTTTGAATCAATAACTGTTTTAGATATATCTAATTGAAGATATAAATCTTGAAGTCCAATCACATCATTTGAATATGGTGATACAGAAATTTCAATTAAAGGGAATGTTCTATTGATGGCAGTGTTTATAATATTAATAGGGAATAAATTTATTTCTCCTTTAATATAATCAATCGTTCCAACAGATTTTCTAATAATTTCTGGTTGGGTAGGAGAATTTAATTTAAATAAGAAAATAGATCCAGTTTGTTTATCTTGATTTGGTATATCTGAAAGATATACTGTGCCGACAATTCCACTTACATTAAATCCAGATGATTTTATATTAAAACTGTTTTCACTAATTCCATTTATATTTAACCCAGAGTATTCCACGTTCAAAACTTTTTCATTTTTAATATGAAATCTATTACCAAAACAAATTTCATACTCCGTAAAACTATTTAATATAGGTCGTAAATCTCTTCTCATCACGACAGTAGTAATATTAGAGGTAATTGCATCACTGCTATCATCAATAATTTTTAAAAATTTACTATATTTAAATCTTGCTCCAAATTTATTTAACTCTGAAGATTTTGCATATCTTTCAATCGTGCTTGAAACAATTGATGTGATTGAATTTGCAGATTGTGCTAGATTAGTATTATAATATGCATTAATATTTGGTTCAAGATAAAGATATTTCAAGTCTATAATTTCTGGTATAATTCCTGCTACAGAATATTTTTTAATTTCACTTTCAATATTGTCTTTAATTAGATTGGATAAATATGCACCATTTGTTGGTTTGATACTAATAAAAACCTTACCAAACTGTGGAGGAGTTAAATCTTCGCCACCAAAGACTGATATTGATTCGGTTTCTGGATAAATGGTTGGAATAATTGATTCATAATCTCTTGCCGTCACTGCTCTATTCTGAGATGCATAAATTCTTGATGCATATTTTTTTATTGATTCTACGCTTTCAATTTCCTTTCCGGAAAATGATGTCTCATTAGTTGTAATTAAAGATATTCCCGATGCAATAACAATAGATTCTCTTGGCGAAATAATTTTTCCACTAAAATTAAATTGAGAAACACCATTTCCCAACTCACCATTTGAAACTAAATATGAAACTTGAATATAGTTTGGAGATTCTAATTTTGCACCAAACACACCATCTCCAAAAATTAATTCATATCTTTCATCTTCTATTTCTTGAACAAAAAAGACTGGCGATTCTGAAGTTAGTGTGAATAAACTATCTGCTTGTCTATATTTTCTACTAATATCAGATAGAGCACTTGGTTTTACAATAACTCGAATTGAAGAAGTGTCAACTTTGGAGTTTGGAAGAATAAATCTTTGATTTGGATTGAAAGAATCTACAGTAAAATTTGTCGTAATATAAGTTCCTTCATAAACATCAACATCATCAAAAGATGCAATGTTATCAACTACTGGAACCGCAACATCGTCCAAAACACAAAAAGTATAACTTTGACTTCCAAAAGTATTTGTAGAGCAAACAACTCCTTTATTAAGAGTTAACGTTTCTGGTTTAACTGGATATGCAGTATTAGATGAGGTATCTACAAAGAAAGATATATTTGCTCGTGAAGATTTGGATGATTTTGGTACATATCCAATATTTCGCGCAAGAGAGACTACATTTTCTCTGAGAGTTGCACTATCAATAAAAACTTCATTCGATACCATGTTGGCATTATATGAAGTTATGTACGTATTATACGCAAGCACATCAATAATTGTGGATAAGTTAGATCCCTCAAAATCATAATCGGTAAAGTTTGAGTTGGATCTAAGATAATCCTTAATGGATGTCTTAATTTGATCGAAGTCTAGATTTGCAAAATTAACTAATGGCATTATCGTGTTGGCTGTAATGCAAATGATAACTGTTGTGGTTGTGCTTCAATTCCAACGATATAATATTTAATTGTTACATTAAGTTCGCCGTTGTCATAATCAGGAGTTGCATCAACTGATATTAATTGAACTCTTGGTTCATAATTATTGATTGTATTTTCAATTTCATCTCTTACAGATGAAGCAGTAATATCGTTAAGTGATTCAAATAACAAAGAACTCACTCTTGAACCCAAATTATTATTAAAAAATCGCTCACCTCTATCTGTAAGTACAAGATTACGTAAAGAGCGAGCAATTGCATTTTCATTTGTAAGCGCAATTATATCATATGTCAGAGGATTAACCTGAAATGACATACTAACATCTTTAAATGACTTGCTAACGCGCTCTACAGGCATTGAATATTATAATTCTATCTTATTTATTCATCAAAATTCAGTTAATGGAATTGGTTCTGTACCATATTCCCAATCATCATAATCATCATCATTACGAATCTTCTCATGAATTTCTTTCTGAACTTGAAAATCGTGCTTCTTGGGAGTTAAGTCGTCATTTGAAATTTCCCTAAGCATCTTTTTATTTTCTGTAATGTTGCTCCATGTCTGATACATGTATTCTTTATCTCTATCTGATTGACTTGCCATCTGATTCTCCTGATTTTAATAAATCAGAACTTTTTACGGGGTTGCTATCCCGAATAAGTTTAAGTGCTAGTACAAAGGCATATAAGTGCCTTAGAGAGAATTCTGTATCTGATTACGATGAAGAGTATAATTTTTTTGAATTCTAATATCAGAATTCTTAAATGTCCAACACTCACTACTACTATCTAGAAACACAACCCATTCCAAATCGTGTTCTTGAGAACGATCTATACAAAAAAAAGCCCAACCGTTACCCTTTGGGGTAACAACTGGGATTTGGGGATTTAATTGAATCATTTATCTACCTTGTCCTCTGTATTTCTTCTTACGTCCATTACGAGACGTTGCACTGAGCAATGTACGTGATGATCGTCCTTGACGTGTCTTCTTTGGTGATCCTGATTCAAATAAAGTTTTAGTTCCGCCTTTCGACATTTAAATTTCCTCCAGTTCAATTTCATTTGGATTTATATCTTCACCCGAGTAAAAACGCTCAGAGAAGTCTTGTAGAATCTCACTACAGTCTTCTATAGTGAGATTCAAATAAATTTTACGCCCTTTGTATAAGATATTATACCGAGTTTCGTTCATCAAATAATACGAGTTTTTTCATGTCCCACACGAATACGAGGATCGCACCATGTAACCATACCAGCATCCTTTGCATCAAGACAGAATGAAACATCCTCACCACACATATCCTGTACGGCACCAGAATTAAAGACTTGCATCTTCGGAGCAAACCATGGATACTCAAGACGTTCAAAAACGCCGTGCTTAATCATAACCCAACCAAATCCAGTATAATCTACTGTGAAAGGCTTTCTACGCTTTGAGATTGAATCAACAGTTTCATGATTCATCACTCCACCATTCTTACGGAAATCTTCTTCATCTAACCAGTGTGCGACAGAAGTTGTGTGTCCATCCTCTGTTGCATACCAACCAGAAACAATCTCTTTATGTTCTCCTTCTGCATTCAGAGCCAAATCACAGAGTTGCCAGAACTTGTTAGTGTCAAAGACAATATCAGAGTCAATCCAAAGTTGATAATCATATTGCAATTTTCCATCCCAAGGAATTTGCTTAGGACCTCTGAGAACATTTGCTCCAAGACATTTGCAACGTGCAAAGTTAACCATCGATGAATAATCTTGAGAGATTTGAATACTCATTCCATTTTGAACCATATCAAAACAGAGTTGTACAAATGCTTTCAGAAAAATATAAGAACATCCTCTACCAGGAAGACAGAAGACAATCGATTTCCCTCTCATTCTTTCTTTAATTGCATCGTAGTCCCACTCTTCAGATGATTTTTGTGGTGCTACAGTTTTAACAGTAAATCCTTTTGCCATAAGTTTTAAGTAACCTTCAGTTCAATTTTATCAGTTTATTTAAAATTTGTCAATCTCAATGTGATGAGTTTAATGCAGTCTCTTTATTCACTAATAATTCCTCATAAGACAAATCATCAGTTGTATAATCAGTTCTCATTAAACCAACCATATTATTCAGTGTCTTCCATGTTGCTTGGAATTCTTCTTCTTTTATTGAATGCAATAAACATCTATCTTTTGCATAGATGTGATATATTTTTTCCATTGGGGGGTTAAAAAATATTGCCGAAAAATTTTTCAGTAACTTTTATTTTGTTACTGCATTATATATCACCATAATACAAATCCCCAACCCAACAAAAATTGGACGGGGATTTCGGATAACCCAACCTGCTAATACAACTCTCCAGAAATTCCAATAAGGACTTCTTCTGTGGGGGTTTCGGGGACTAATCATAACTCCGGGAATTTTTTTTATAGATTGATATTGAGCTCGCGTTTTGTCACCTCTGTAGGTTAGGGACTTATTGATTTTTATAAACGGGGGGGGCGCAACGCCAACCATAAACAATAAACGCGCAATCGCAATCACTGCCAATAACTAATAAACAACGAATCACTGTTTATTAGTAATACGAACTCACTGTCTATTACTATTAAACAGTGAGTTCGTTATACAATCAACGAAATGTGCGTCCCCCAAGTATCACCCAGAGGACGCACGAGTTGACTATACTTTACGCTGCCACTTCCCCCAGAGTAGGAATACCAAGTGCTGCCTCAATCTGTGGCGACTCGATATAATCGAAACCACTCACATTATCAGCAACGATTGCATCGAGAATGTTCAAGATTTCGTTGCCAGTGTTACCTTGGGCGAGCAGGGAAAGAATCACGGACTTGGACATAATAACGAAGCAAAGTGTAGTGAACTGTTCTGGGTAGTTTATAGTCTTGCCCAGGACTGTTTGTGTTACTTAAGCAGCAACAAGATCTTCAATCTTATGTGCCAGAAGTTCGATGCGATTGTAGACACTCACTGTGAACACATAAAGTTTATCAAACAGACGTGTTTTGTTGTTGATAAACAGTACGGTTTGGTGAGCATACGTCAGCAGTTGTTCTTTGCCACCAGACTGATACCACTGTGCTGCCTTGTTGTACACAAACTGCGCAGCACCCACAATGATACCCAGAACTGTGGCACTAATGATCACGAATTGAGCAAACAGTTTCTGATAGTCTACCTTGGTAAATTGCACCAGGAGAGCATCAGCAGGGGGGAAACCGATTGTGTTGTTCATAGTAAGAATGTGTGGTGGGGTTTGAATGCTTCCCTCACCAACAAATGTACAATACCAGATCTGAGGCGCTGTGCTCATTTATTGTGCCACTTTCACAAGCGTCACACATTCTTATCAGTATCTGTCGAACTCTTCGATATAAACCTCGACGCTCTCTGATGGTTCCAATTCGAATAACTTACTGAAGTCAATATCCCGTGCATTAAAGTCACTCAGAACTGATAGATCCAGAGTGATTCTAACGTGTTGCTTCTGCGCAGACTGATACGATACCGACATGAGTGTGCTCCG